TGCATTGGAAATCTATTGTAACCGAACTTTTATGGTTTTTAAGAGGCGATACCAATATCAAGTTCTTATTGGATTACGATTGTCATATTTGGGATGGCGATGCTTACAAAAATTATTTTAACAAAAATAAAGCGGATATATTTCATCCAATATTACCACAAGATGCATTTATCAAATCAATCAAAACTAATCCGGAGTTTGCAAAAGAGTACGGTGATTTAGGACCAATCTATGGTGCACAATGGAGAGATTGGAATGGAACTGATAGACATATGGGAGTTGACCAAATCGCAAACCTAATCAACGAACTAAAAACAAATCCGGATTGTAGAAGATTAATGGTAAGTGCTTGGAATGTGGGTCAATTAGATGAAATGGTTTTACCACCTTGTCATTACGGGTTTCAGTGTTATGTGAGAGAAGGTAAGTATCTTTCTCTAATGTGGAATCAAAGAAGTGTTGATACGTTTTTAGGATTACCATTTAACATTGCTTCTTATGGTTTGTTATTAGAAATCATAGCAAAGGAAGTAGACATGATACCCGATGAACTAATTGGAAATTTAGGTGATACCCATTTATACTTAAATCATATTGAACAGGCGAAAGAACAGATTGGAAGAACACCATATGAATTACCATCAGTAAAAATCACCGAAAGAAACTGGTATATGCACGAAGCAGTTAAAGAACATTTAGGTGAAAAAACTTTGGATGAGAAACTTAAAAGTTATAGACCTGATTGTTTTGAATTGATTGATTATCAAAGTCACCCAAAGATAAAAGCACCACTATCCAACTAATATGTTAATTCACATTACACCGGATGAGTTAGAGGAGGAGTTTAGAAATAGTTGGAGGATGAGGTTCGTATCTCATCCTTCCATAGATTATGCGGATAACGCGATTCACGCGATATTTGAAAACAAACAAGTAATTATCTTCCGTTTTAAAAAATATGGATTTATTACAGACAATCGATATAACACATATGAAATATCAGCTGGTTCCGCTGGAATTACAATCAATATAAAATGAGAAAACAAACACAAAAAATATATAAAGAGTGGAAGAGTGCCACCGCTAAAGAAATATGGGAGGGGATAAGAGACAACTTTACATTTGGATTTATAGGTGCAACCCTTGTTGTTTTTATTGCAACCAAAACCGATTTTGCGGTTTTAATAGGGTATATTACTTATTACTTTTTTATGGGTCGAATAGTAAATCGTCCTAAGTATGTGACTGATTTGGGTAAAATGATAGTATTTCCGATACCATCCGCACTCGGTGCGTTTGCCGGATATAAATTATCTTACTATATTCTTAATTTGTTGAATTAGACTCTACCCTGACCTCTATATTTCTTTGGTTTTTGATCCTTGGGTCCAAAAGACTTTCTAGCCTTTCCTCTACCACTTTTTTTTCCAAATGTGATTTTTCTTGACTCACCAACTGTTTTACCTTTAGCCATAATATATATTTTTTTATAAATATAGATATATCTACTTTTTTTATTATTTTTGATTTAGAAAAAGACATTGTAATATGATAGATTTATTAACACAGAAGTTTACGTTCGCGATGATAACCCCATTTAAAGATTATTGTCAGTTATCAGATGAAAATAGGTTAATCAAACATTTTGATGAGAAATCACATCTTTTGGAGGAAATAGATGATGATTTATTTTCAATAAAAAACCTTTCTTTTTCATTGAAGAAAGATGTTAAAAGTAAAATTTTCACATTACCAATTAAAAATAAAAAGAAAGTAAATTATCTAACAACAAATAAAAAAGAAACAGAAAGGATTCTCTTCGATTATCTATTCACAGATAACAAGGGTAACCACGTATTCGAAACCACAAATGATAGACACATCAAAAACCATTATGGTAGGCCATTTTCAGAAATTATTGTCTTAACTTTAGAGAGGTCAGTTAGGTTACATGATGATAAATTAACCATAAAACTATACGTTCAAACAAAGACTAGGGGGTTTAATTGTATTTATTTTCGAAAAAAATATGAGGTTCAATCGGTAACCATAAACCTTAAAACAGGAAATTTTGTTATAACCAATATCACCAAAACCGGAAAAACAAATAGTAAAAATTTCAAAACAAACTCATTTAGACTTTTAAAAAGTTTAATCACAGGTCGTTCTTTTTTTGAGCCTAAAAACTATGTACCCACCAGCTCTCGGGTATATGGTGAATTCATTAAAATATTTGACGATGTTAAGTTCACTGGTGTTATTAAAAATGTTTTGGGTATACAGACCCCTCATTTAAATTATTCGGTTAATACGGATTTATTTCTATTAGATTTTGTCGATAGGTTTGTAACATTTAAAAAAATAAAAATACCAAACGGGGATTATGTGTTTTGGTTAACAAATTTCTATCCAACAGAAAAGTACCTTAAAAAAAATGATAGGAAATTAATAGCATCTGTTTTAGATATGTTGGGTATTAAATCAAAATACACCATTAAGATTTTACATGAATACCCAAACATAGATTTAATGGGACTCGTAAAGTTTTGTAACTATTTTGGAAAAGACTATACAAAATACTTGAGTAATTTAGATTCAAGAACCTTAGCCAATTCATATATCAAGAAGACAAATGATATAAATTTTGATAACAATAAGTTTAATTTAACAAATAATAAAAATTTTTATTTAAAAGATGTTGAAAAAGAAAATCTTATAAAAATTGCCAATTCACAAAATTATCGTTCTAGTGGAGTATTATCACAAACCTTTACACAACTATTGGATGATCATTTTAAAATGATTGAAACGATAAGAGATTACGATCCCGATTTATTTATGAAAGCGAAAACACCTAATGAATTTCATTTGGAACACACGGAGTTATCTAAAATAATAAGTGCAATAAAAAAGGGATGGGTAGTTGAATACAAGTTTAATGATAGAATGGTTGAGGATATTCAGAAACCAATACCATTAAAAATAAATCTCGGAACAGAATTGGAACCAAACTTTTGTGATGATTTAGATATTTCTTTTTACCCAATGGTGTTGAAGAGAGAAGAAGAATATATAGAAGAAGGTAAGTTTATGCACCACTGTGTTGCAACCTATGCTGATAAAGAAAAATCAATAATCATATCGGTAAGAACCAAAGATGGTTCAGATAGGGTTACTTGTGAGTATGATTGTCAGAACGGAACACTTATACAAGCAAGACATTTTTGTAATAAACAACCTCCTGTTGATATCGAACATGTTATTATTAATGATTTATCACCAAAGGTTAAAAAATATGCAAGACTCGGTTTATTACATTCATCTGAAAAATTAAAAGTACCAATAAAAATTAATGGTATTGAGATTGAAAAGAAAGAACCTACAAGATTCGGTGACATTGATAATCAAGATTGGTTGTATCATTTTTAAAAAACCATATACTTTCAAATCAAATCCACATATATTTTATATGTGGATTTATTATTTAAACACAATCAAACAAAAAAAGATAGAAAGAGCCCCGCAACATCTATATGTGATTTAAAACTTTTTGGTGACGATAAGTTTTTAATTTATCATGCGTTGTTTAATTTAGAATATAGTAGATATGGTTCTAAAAAGAATGTAACATTTGAACGTGAGATGAATCTCTGTTTATTAAGTGGAGACATTACTGTGACATATAGAATTATAAATGATAACTTGACGGATGATAGTGTTTTCAAATCATCATACAAAAAGAAAAAAAATAACTTTAGTATGTTGAATGATTTGATTGAATACGGATTTTACAGAGGAGAAAAGAGATTAAACTATTGGGGTGTGAAATATGAGAGGGCGATAAATGAAATGAGTTTAATTATAACTAACAAAATAAAACCATACTTAAATTCGGAATTTTATATAAATAAATCCTATAAAGAAAAACCTTCGGTTAATGAGTTGTATGATATGATCGTAGATTTTCATCTAAGTAAAAAAGATATTAAAGGACACGATAATGTATATTATGATATAATGGATTTATATCCATCAAAAAAATATCTTAAGTCAAATGATAATAAGTTTTTACCAGCGATTCTTGATTCATTGAATATAAAATCGAAATATCTTATTAAAGAGTTAAACATATCCAATCTTCCCATTAATATTTTAGCGTTAAATTACTTATGTAAACTCTTTGGTGATAATTACCTAGAATATTTAAAAAAAATAAATTGGTGGACTCATTGTATGGACAGTAAAATGTCTAAAATAAACCCAATACCACTTAGTAGTGATACAGAAAAAAATAGTTTTATTAAGTTAATTAATAATTGGAATTCATCATCAACAAATTTAGATACGATTTTTATAGGTATTAATAAATTATTGAAATTGAGGAGGGATTTAGAATTAAAAGGAATCTCGATTTCATTAACACCAAAAAACGACAATCAATTCAATGGATTTATCGAAAGACTTAGTAATCTTAAACTCTATTATAATAGAGGATATAAAGTAAGATATGTGTACCCTGAAGATTTCTTAGAAGAAATTCAAAAAGACATCGAAATTGATGATAAAATTTTTAAAGTCAGGATTTTGGTAACAGAAGAAGATTTTATTAATGAAGGAATTTTTATGAAGAATTGTATGTCCAAACAATTTAATAATGGTCTACTTTATGTTTACCTAAGAGGAACTTTAAACGGCAAACACATCAATATTCAATATAGAAAAGGGTTGTTGGTTCAATCATATGGTAAATCTAATTCATCCGTTTCTAGTATATTTTTACCATTCTTAGAAATACTAAGTCAGAAATTTAAAAAATATCATACCATGACTTGGTACAAACAAAAATATCAATACATAAACTATTGATATTCAATTATTTATATTTTTTTTACTTTTATTTGTATTTTTTAAAATTGATTAGTAAATTTGGTTTAACAAAACAAAACTTACATAACAATGAAATTTGTATCTCTCTGCAGCGGTATTGAAGCCGCGTCTGTGGCTTGGGAGCCACTTGGTTGGGAATGTGTTGGTCTTTGCGACTTTGCATCATTTCCACAAAAGGTGATTAAACATCACTACCCTAACGTACCCTTTTTTCCAAACATGTTAAACATTTTACAAGATGAAAGATTTAAAAAAATCAAAGCAGACATTGCGATTGCAGGAACACCATGTCAACCATTCTCAGATGCCGGACTCGGAAAAGGAATGGATGATGAACGTGCTAAAGTTGCCCTTACATTTGGAGACATTCTTGACATCAAACGTTTCCCCTATTTCCTCTGGGAAAATGTCACTGGTGTTTTCGATGAAGAACAAAAAGAAGGACTCTCTCAAATCTTCTCAAACTTTACGGGTACAGACATCGGGCCAGAAGATATACAAGAAGGAGGAGGAATCTTTCAAGGAAAAAAATATTCTATCGCTTACAGGGTTTTCAACTCAAGATATTTTGGAGTTGCCCAACGTCGTCGTAGAATCTACTGTCTCGGATATCGTGGAACAGACTGGAGAATCCCTGCAGCAATATTATTTAACGAAGGATTCATTGGAAGTGTTAAGGAACAGAATAAAAAAGAGAGGGATGAGCGTACCAAAAATTTTCTCGGACAAATTAAACTCGCTGGTACAGTAACTAAATCATATTCTAAAACACTAACAGATGGTTTTGGAAAAATCTCAACGTCCAATTATTGGGTCGATGATTTGGGTATAAGAGAATTCACAGAAAAAGAACTTTGTAGACTTCAAGGGTTTCCCGATGATTACTTTGACTTTGAGATAAATGGTAAAAAACCATCATACTCTGCAGTAAAAGGTGGGATTGGTAATTCAATGTCTGTTCCTGTAATTCGTTATATAGGAGAAAGAATACAATTTGTTGAGGAGATTTTGAAGTCTCAGAAAAATTTAGTATATTAAATGTTATGCAAGCAAAAGAATCAAAAACAAGTAGACATTTTTGGGTGAGTTTATTCAAAAGTGTTTTAAGAATCGGAGCATGTTATTTTTTATTTAACGAACAATTCGGAAACAGTGCAATCTTATTAGGACTTGCAGAAATATTGGGAATAGTTGAGGAACTTTAAAAAACAACAAAAATGAAAACATTCAAAGACTTAGAATTTGAAATTATGGAAGACCCATACTTGTCGGGAAAGAAATCCAGAATCCATTTTGACAATGGGTATGGTGCTTCTGTTGTTAGTCACACATTTTCTTATGGTGGTAAATCGGGTTTATATGAATTAGCGGTATTGGATAAAGATGGGGAAATACATTATGATAATCCAGTTGCCGGTGGTGATGTTAAAGGATATCTCACCGAAGAAGAAGTATCCGAATTATTAATCGAAATTCAGAAATTATGAAAATTTTGTCACAAATTAGGTTCTATATCGTTTTACTAAGTTTATCCCTTATAATATTATCGATACAATATCTAAATCAAAAAGAAGAGCTAATTAAATGTCAAACCGAAAAGGGATATGTTCCAGGAGGAGACATAGAGAGGGCTCAATTGATGGAACAAGTTGATAGTTTAAGAAACGAAATGTTTGTTAAAGAAATTCAACTTGGTTCATATGAAGTAATGTGGGGAATTTTAGAAGAAGTAAATAAACCCTTGGCTGATTCAATAAATTTACAAGTTGAATAAAACCACTAAATTATGTCAGATGAAGAATATAAAGAACATATTAACGGTGAACTTAATTTAGGTTCATCGAATTATGTTAATATAAAAGCAAAAACTGTTGTAACATTATACGAACAATTTATAGTAGACACCGAAGACGGTCCACAGTTTTTAAATGTTAAAATAAGTTCAGATTTTGATGAATTACCAAAAAAATATCATGAGATATTTTTAAATGTGTTAACATCAAAATACCTTAATAGAGTATCTTTTGGTAACAATCCGTTTTCCGAATGTAAACCAATAGTTAAAAGAAAATGGTGGCAATTTTGGAAAACAAAATACTTTATGCAAATGAAATAAAACCACAAATATGAAATACCTTTTACTATTCTCAGCTGTCTTAATAATTTGGATGGCTTATGAAATTTGGAGAGCACCATTGATGGAAGAAACAGAAGATGGTAAACTTATAACTAAAAGACCAACAAAAAAATTAAGTGACTTATGGCGGAAGCGATCTTAAAGTTTGATTTAAATGATCCTGATGATAGGATGTCACATTTACGTGCAGTTAAATCTTTGGACATGGCATTAGCCCTATGGGATATTGTACACAACACCAAAAAAGCTTTAGAATGGTCAATGGAGGGTAAAGAAATTGACAAATATGATGCTTTAGAATTGGTGTATGAAAAGATACATGAAATCTTAAATGACCATAATATTATCACGGATGAATTAATTAATTAAAATATTTATTATTATGATAGAATTCTTTAAAAAAAATCAAAAAAATATAACAATGGGTGCGGCGGTTGTGTTGTTACTCATCTGTTATTTTCAACAAAAGGAATTAGCTCGATTAAGAAAAGAGGTTAATAAAGAGGTTGAAATTAAAACCGATAAAAAGAGTTTAGATTCTCTTTTGAAAAAAACCGGACTATAATGATTACAATAAGTGAAACCGCAAAGAGACACATATTTGATATTATGAAAGAAGAGAACCTACCTACAGACAGGTTCAATTTAAGGGTTGGAGTTAAAGGTGGTGGATGTAGTGGTTTGTCTTATGTTATGGACTTCGATGATACTATAACCGAAAACGATGAGGTTGTTAATTTGGAAAATCTAAAAGTTGTTATTGACAAAAAATCTGTACTATATTTGTTCGGTACCGAATTACAATATTCAAGTGGATTAAATGGAAAAGGATTTGAATGGGTAAACCCAAACGCGTCGAGAACATGTGGATGTGGTGAATCTTTTTCATTATGATAAAAAACTATGGAATATCCTTTTTGGCTTTCGGTGAAGAACATATAATAGAGTTTAATGAAACCGTAAAATGTCTATTTGATTTAAATAATCATTTAGACATTTTTGTTATTACCGATAACCCAAACTTAATAGATAACAAGGAGGTTCACATAAAAGAAATCAAAGAACCTTTTAATTATAACCTTAAAAGAAAATCAATTGAATTTGCGTTTGAGTATCATAATATTGTTGTGTTTATGGATACCGATGTTTTGATTAACAAACATATTGATTTTGAATACATTCAATCCATAAGTGAGGGTATGGAGGTTCGTTGGAAATCGAACAAAACCAACTACATGGGTAAAGAAGTTACCATAAGTGATATGAATAAAACTGAATACGGTAAATTGATTGGTGATGAAAATATTGAATTTATTAATGAATTCATTTTATTATTAAGAATTGACGATGTAAAGAGAAGAAAAGAGTTTATTGAGTGTTGGGACAACCTAAATGATAAAACAATAAATCATCAACCTAATAACGGACGTAACGGATCTTTAGAGGGTTTGATTATATATGCAACTTGTAATAAATTAAACTTAGAAGTGAGAAAGGTTAGAAATCAATTTTTTAACAACATACATAATGTGGGAACACTTAATCAATACAAAAAAACAAAAACCAACAAAACCATTCTTTAATTTTTTATTTTTATTATTTTTATTTATATTTCAAATATGGGTTATTTTTTAACGTATTTGATTTTCTTAGTAAGTCTGTTCTATTTTGTTGGGTTTAAAAAAATATGGAACAGAATTATGATGTTTACTAATAAAACATATTGGACAGACTACAACTTAATTGAGTTCTGTGCATGGATGGCGAAGGCGATAATTATAGTACCTGGTTTAATATTCGGTGTCGAAATTTGGTATCTACATTTTCTAACATTAACAACTTCATCACTATTAATATGGGCGAGTATGAAAAAATCATTACCGACACTTATTGTTTTCAACACAATATGGATTATAATCTCATTAACAATTATAATTAGAAATATATAATGAATGTTTTAGAACTATTTGCAGGTAGTAGATCAATTGGTAAACAAGCCGAGAAGTTAGGGATGAATGTTTTCTCTTCAGATATAAATGATTTTAAAGGAATTGATTATGTTGTGAATATCTTGGAGTTTGATTTAAGTAAAGTACCATTCAAACCAGACATTATTTGGGCGTCCCCACCCTGTACAAGTTTTAGTGTTGCATCAATTGGACATCATTGGACAGGAGGTAAGGGTGCATATATTCCAAAAACTGACGGGGCTAGACTTGGTTTGGAATTAGTAAAAAAGACAATTGAAATTATTGAATATTTTCAACCAACTTTTTGGTTTATGGAAAACCCAAGGGGTGTTCTTCGCAAGTTACCTGTTGTTCAAGGGTTACGAAGAAAGACCATAACATATTGTCAATATGGAGATGAGAGAATGAAACCAACGGATATTTGGACAAATAGTATTTTATGGGAACCAAGACCCATGTGTAAGAATGGGGATCCGTGTCATGTGGCTGCACCAAGAGGAAGTAGAACAGGAACACAAGGAAGAAGTAATGCTTACGAGAGAAGTAAAATACCAGATGAACTCTGTAAAGAAATATTAAAAAGTTGTTTATGAAAATAAAAAATGAATATGTTGTTGGTGAAGTCAAACAAATTAGACCACAAATATTCGCAGTATCAATAAAAGACCATTACCAAAGAACTATGTTGTTTTGTAGATATCAAGAGTTCTACGAATCACCATTCGAAGAAATTAGAGGTAAATTTTTTACGTGGGAAAAGTATATGGTCATCTATAAAAATAAATGGAAAAAGAAACTATTCACATACCCCGAAGATTGGAGTGGGTTTAATATACCATCAAATATTGTCGAGAAGGGAATCGATATCTTTACTAAGGACAAAGGACCATACGATGAGATAATGAGTAATATATGGTATTATTGTGAGAACTACCCTTTGAAATTTAATAAGCCAAGAACAAAGTGGTATTTGATTGGTGCAGATACTTTTAAATCGAGTACAATGAATCATGAAATTGCACATGGTCTATATTATACGAGTAAAGAATACAAACAAAATTGTATTAATTTAATTTCAGAAATTAAACCTAAACATTACGAAAAATTAACGAATCGAATTGTTAAGATGGGATATAACAATGACAAGAAAATAATAGACGATGAAATCCAAGCTTTTATGTCAACTGGTCTCTATAATGGTTTGGACACAAAGGAACTAAAAAAATATGAAAAGGGATTCATAAAGAATTTTAAAGAATTCAATAAATGATTTCTTATAATCTTAAAATATTACCATTTTCAAGATATATATGTAATGTAAAATTACATAATGAAAAGAGTAGTTACTAATATTGAAACAGGAGAACAAGAATTAATTGAAGAAGAATTCCAACCCTATCATCAACATCTTTTGATGAAAGTTTGGATTAAAAACCCACCTAAAGACACTGAAGTACTTAATCAATGGTTTATAGATTTAGTTCATAAAGTTAGAATGGAGGTGGTTGCGGGTCCCACTAGTGTTTATGTGGATTATCCAGGTAATGAAGGTTTAACAGGAACTGTAACCTTAGCGACATCTCACGCATCAATTCACATATGGGATCATTATGAACCAGCAATGGCTCAATTTGATATTTATTCGTGTAAGTGTTTTACTTTAGAAGATGTGTTGGAACAATTTGAATCCTGGGGTATTGTAAGATATGAATGGATTATGATTGATAGAAACGATTTCCCTAAAGTAACATCTGAAGGTTTTTGGAATCCACAAATTGATTATATCAATGAGAAATCTTAAAAAATTTTGGAATATCCAAGAAATACATATAACTTCGTGGTTGTTTAAAGATATATTTTGGTGTCTGAAGTTTACTTGGATGGCAACTTTTATGGTGGTCCCTACTTCAATATTAACCATATACATTCTTTTAACAGAAAAAAATAACATAGATGGTAATATTACATTGGCTTCATGGGTTTTCATGAATATCTTTTGGATGTTACACGAACTACAAAATTTTCCGTTTTGGCCTGTTCAAATCTTTATGTTATTTGGAATTTTAAATACATTTAGATTAATTGTTAAGAGAATTAATAATGAAAGTAATATTTCTTGATCATGATGGTGTAATCTGCTTATCTACTGAATGGGGTGGTCGTCATAAAAAACAAAGAGAAGCGGGTAGGAAATTATCTCAATCAATATCATCGTT